CGAACGCGGGTTGGCAGCATCCATGCATAGCGTCAACCCAGAGGTTACAACACCGGGATTATAATTTACGCTCATATGCCGTACCTCCCTCTGAGGGCTTCAAAGTTCTGTGCTACTTCAATTGCAGTAAGGGCGCGGTTGTATATTTGTGTATCTGAAATTTTTCCGGCATACATATCAGGTAAGTCCCATCTCATACCCAACCGAATTCCGTTACCACTACACCCTGGATTTCCAGAGTAGGTTGTGGTGCCACCAACATATGCACCATTAAGATAAATTCCCTGTGTAGTTCCGTCGTATGTGTAAGTGACGCATTGCCACACATTCATTGACATTGTTGCCGTGGGGCTATTATACCATCCTGCCTGATAGATTCCACCTTGCCAGACACCCGCACACGATATGCAATAATTTATCAGACTAGGATACTTGTCTGTTATGACTGCCGGGGCGGCCCCGGTATACCCTGTAGGGTAAGCCCATACGGTTACAGTAAATCTTGTCAGGGCAGTAGTATAGTTTATATCAACTATGTCATCAATGCCATCAAATACAATGCTACCCATATTAGCACTGTTATAAGTAGGTCCATTCGTCAGTGTTCCTGTATTTCCATTACCAGATATGTCCTTCCACACTGTTCCGCTACCTGGATAACTACGTGGGTTGGCGGCATCCAAACACAGAACAAGACCAGATGTTACAACACCGGGATTGTATGAGACACTCATGGTGCCTCCTAAGCGTATGTGGCGTTAAGTGAATACCATTGAGTTGTGCTGACGGCTACATATTCAAGTTTTCCACCAGCCGGTAGAGAATATGCAGCATTGGTACCACCGGCGTTGATGCCACCACCAACTGCCGGATAGACATTCAGCGCAGTGGCGCTTGTGTTCATCACTAACAGACGCATTCCGGCTTCAGCAGTAGGAAAGATGACACTGTTGGCGCCTGCGGCCACTGTGCTAACTACTGATATTGGACGAGTAAGGGCTGTGGCGTTCGCCTGAACTGTTCCTGCGGCAGTGACAGCAGCACTGGCACCGTATGAGACAAACCCACCAGTAGTCACGAAACTGACCACGCCCGAAGCGTTAGCGGTGATCAGTGGGATACCTGAAATGTCATTGACAGAGAAGATTGTTCCCGTGAGCGAGTCAGTAATTGAGAACAGTTGTCCGGCGTTTCCGCTCCATGATAATGTTCCACCGTTTAACATGGCAGAAGTAATAGTATTAGCAGCATTTGGCGAAACATACGCCAGATTGCTTTTTACTATTAAATTGGCCAGATTAGCATTTTTTGAATCATCAATGATGACCGTGCTTGATACTTTTATTGACATCTTATTTCACCTTTAAAAGGTTACCCTTTCCACGAGACCACCCTGATGCCAAGTAATCATCCACCAACTCTTTTTGCACCCATTTCCAACCTATATTTTCTTGATGCAATGCCAATCTGCCGTATAACGCATGATTTTCGCCCTGTTGGTGCCTATTTTTAGCATAGGTAGATTTTCTTTTTGCAATGGACTCTGGTGTTCTTGACTTTTCTACCCTTAGTAAATTAAATTCCCGTGAGGTGCATCTGCATTTTCCCTCTGACATCGCTCTCTTTACCCCCAACGAGATGTTTTTTCTCTTGGCTTCTAACCAAATTGGATCAGTTTTACGTTTTTCTGCCATTATTCTATTTGATTTCGTCCACCCGTCAACTCCACCAACGGCTATATTATATGTATCCGCTCTAAGAATAAAACTCTTGTTTACAATTTCCTTTTCCCTATTGAACATAGAATCTTCATCTCTGAATGTTTCTAAAATCGTCTTTACAAAGTTTTCCTTTCCGTATTTTTTGATGGCGTTTATTATACGGGAGCCCGATCCCATATATCCATCATCCATGTTATTGGTAGAGTGGGCACCTATGTAAATTTTATTATCTAATAGATTCCTTATTTCATATAAGTAAAAGTTTCTTGACATCCTCGCTCCTTTGAACTCGTCATCAAGTATTTATCATTTTTTCAAATATTAGATGGGGCAGCACATACGCATCTATGTCATAAGTTGTTTGAGTCCAGAGCCAAAACTGATTTGGACGCAGATATTTGCGATCCTTCAGCACATTTATGTTCTCTTTATGGCCGAAAATGTTAGGATCTGACTGACTGAAGATAACCACACCAGGTTTTTCAAGGTCCCAGCAGAAATGCTGAAAGAAAGAGTCAACTGATATCCATGTCCGACATTCCTTTACCAGCTTGGTCAGTTCAGTAAACGGCAGATTAGTTCTGAAGTCAGGCACCAAGGCCTTCTCTCCGGCGACACCGATTTGAACTATTGGCTCGTTGATCATTGATATCAGTTCAGCCCAGTAAGGGTAGTTCTTCGGGTTCTCCTGACTGTTTGGTAGTTTTTGTGCATACGGTGATATGATAATCATTCTTTTCCCCATTTTTCTTCAAGTAGTTTATACCCGTTATTTACATACTGCTGTCGTTTTTCCTTATCCATGAACGATTGCTCACCGGCATGCCATACTGGGAAGTCAGTCACCGTGCTTAGGTTATCAGCAGTCGGTGTAGCATGGTCAACCTGCACCAACTCATACCCGGCTGCTCTGACACGATAGCAGAAGTCAGCATCTTCACCATAGCCAGGAGAGAAGCGTTCATCAAGATACCCCAGTTCGTCAAACAGAGAGCGTCTGATGCCGGTGCAATAGAACGGGGCGTATGTGCCATGGCGCGAACCCATGAATCCGAGCCCGGTGATGCCTACATTAGGATGAGCGAATGGTTGAGTCAGTCTGTTCAACCACTCGTCCTTCGGAGCATAATCCAGAATGTGAGCGTCTGTGTTGAGAATGACCACAAGGTCACCTGTGGCCAGTTTGAATCCGATGTTAGCAGCCTTTGTGAAGCCGAGAGCCTCTGGCGTCCAGTATAATTTGAACCCGGTTCCTATTACCATTGAAGCACTTGGTTCGTCGCTACCATTGCATACCACGATAACTTCAACGTCAGTTAGCGTGGTGTTTTTACATATGCCCATCAAACACCCCTCAAGGAGAGATGCCGGGCGATACGCCGGTATTACAATGGATACTCTCATTTCTTAAATGCTTCCATGGTCAGAAAGATATGAGCAGGGTAGTGGTCAAGATAACCAGATGCCGCCGGAAGTCGGTTCATATTTTCAAACCCACACCAACCTAGTTGAACACGAAGTTGATACTCGGTAAATAGGAACTTGTGCGTCTGTCCAGGGATCCATGGTGTTGCAAAGAAATGACCGTAGAGATGATTTTGATATCCAATATCAGCGTTGACGAAATCTTTACACGATGCCAGAAAGTCCGGCGTTTCCATATAGAGTCGTCCACCAGGTTTTAGCACACGACACCACTCCTTTAGTGCCGCCATACCTTCATGAAAGTCAAAGTGTTCAATAACATGGAACGCCTTGATTTCATCTACTGTGTTATCGTCATACGGTATTTTACTGATGTCAAACTTCGCATCGACTTTTGAGTCAGTATACATGTCAACGTTGATATACCCTTCTTGGTAATCAGTTCCGCATCCTAAATTGAGTTTCATACTTTATACATCTTTCTAAAGGCGTTTTCTAATGAGTCGGTCCAATCCCATTTATCCATGAGGCGATAGATGTTCCATTGATCTAAAGAACCAAACATGTCTCTTGCCTCTTGGATTGATCTGCCCGGGATTACTTCGGGGTAGCAGGAGAAGACCACAGGGTTCTTCAGCAGTGGCAACACATGCTTGAACACAATATGATCACCGATTCCGTTATCAAGCACTACTACAGTTTGATCTTTGAAGCCGATAGTATTCCGGAAGATTTTCTCATCATATTCAAATAACTCTCGGTTATCTGATCTGATACCACCGTTGTTATACTTCATATGCCAAGTCACAGCATCAGGCACCACAAGAACATCATATCCGAGTTGCTTCAGTCCGTAAGTGAACAGAGTTTCTTCGCGGTGCGCCACTCTACTAAGATTGAGATTATAGTCATGTATGCCGGCGCGATATAGGAACGAACAGTGAAGATGGTCAACTGACTTCACCTCTTTGATCATGTCCCATTGCAGGTTCGGCTCTGTGTAGATATCTTCAATTCTGCCAGTGGCGTTTGTCACTGGGGCGTATGGTGGTGTCAGTATTGAGCCACCGACTGCACCGACTGTAGGAGTCATATGACTAAGAAGATTTTCCAGAACGTTTTGTTCCGGGCGACAGTCATCATCCACGCGCCAGACGAACTCGTATCCACTTTCATTTGCCATCTGATGAGAGTAGTGCTGCCCCTTTCGGAGAGCATACACCCATTCCCACTGAATACCCTTGTAGTTCAGTGACTCAAACAAATGCTTGTAGATTTGATTTTCTCGTAGGTCCTTCGGCTCATCGTTGTCGTCATAGATGATGAGTTTATCAATCTGTTTCGTCTGATTGACCACGGCTTGAATGGCCAGCGGCAGCGTAGTGTCATAACGACCGCGGGTGCAAATATTACATAGGATCATGCCCGCACCCACTTCTGAA